CTCGGTAGACACTTTTAAAAATTTTATTAAAGTTTTAAATTCAGTTAATGTAAATTTTAAGAATAGTGAACCACATAAAAGGTTGATTCAATTAACGAAAGCTATATATCATGATTTAGAACGTCTTAACTGGGATAAAAGCAAAAAACAATATAATTCACCTACATATTTTCAAAGAATAAGTGAAAATAATATGAAAAATGTACTGAATCTTGGAAGAAGAGATAAAATAAAAAAACCAAAAGAGTGGATATCCGATACACCTATCTACATACATCAGTTTCGTATGATAATGCAAATATTTACACCTACATTCAGGAAATATGTATTGAAAAACAGTATTACATTTCGTACAATGAATAATTTAGCTTCAAATTCAGAATTGATAGAGGAAAGATCCAAATTAAATTATTCAAAAAAACACAAAGGTACTACTATAAGAGAGAATAAGACTTCGAAAGAATTATTAAGATCTTATGCGGAACTGGAAAAAATCACAACTGATCATTTGAATAAGGTAACACATGACAAAAATACTGTAAATCGTCAAACAGATATAAATAAGGACCAACTTGACCGTATTCAAATAAAAAACAAATTTCTTAGACGAATGTTGCTTATATTTTGTATTATTATACTGGTTTTATATTCAACTGATTTAGGTTTACCTAAGACTGCAGGACTCATTATTTCGTTTGGTATGATTGTTGGATTAATTGCATATAGTTTTTTGATTTGGACTACTTTAACACAACGTCATGCGTTATCCTACAATCAAATAGTAACATCAAGTCATGTTGTAAATTTGGAAGACAATAACAGATTGTATCAAAATGCCGAACGTTGTAATGCTGATTCTTCTGGATCTGGGGGAGACGGAGAGAACTCGTATTCAATTGATGGATGTAGATAGAATAAGTTTACAATATTGCACTTGTTATTACAACTCTACATAGAGGACAAGCGTTGTGTTTGTGTCGCATTATTTCATAACATGTTCTACAAGTACAATGATGACCACAGGGTAATAGGGTTATATCCGGTCTTGCATCCATACAACACACACATTCTGCGGCCTTATAAACTTCTACTGTTTCCAAAACATTTATAATTTTAACATTTTTACCTTTAACACTATAAAATGGAACACTATTACTCCGTGAAGTTATCTTCAAATCTTCTGGACTGATTTTGTAGTATCTACCTTCTTCGCGTATATTCTTTGGAAATCTACAATTCAAATTGTTATTATAAACATCTTTGTGTTTTTTGCCATTTATATCCACATATGAATCAAACTTTATTCTTAATTTTCCATTTTCCTTAATACATTGTAAGATGATATGTGCCATAAAATTTTTTCATATATGATATTAAGTTAACAATGCAAATCATTTTTACATACTTATGAATAAAACAGTATGAAGAGTATATGTGTGGGATTATAGGTGTTCATACTATAAATAATTCTGAGGATGTAATTTACATTATATTTGAAGGATTGTTGGGGTTACAACATAGGGGTCAAGACGGCGTTGGGATAGCTACATCAAAAAGAATCATAAAAAAAAATGGACTTGTTAAAACATCATATGTCGATAGTGAATTACTAGAATTAAAGAGCAATTGTTGTATAGGTCATGTTAGATATGCTACAAATGGTGTTATAGATGGATTACAACCCTTTTATAGTAGTTTTCCACGAAGAATAACTATTTGTCACAATGGAAATATAATAAATATACAATATTTGAAAAATATTTTGGAATCAGAATATAATATTCTTACTTCATCGGAATCAGATTCATATATATTTCTTTGTATATTTTCAAGTAAATTATATTCTTTGCTTAAACAATCTAAAACGAATACCATAACTTCTGAAATGATATTTACAACAACTAATTATATACATTCAATAGTAGAAGGGAGTTTTTGTGTAAACATTATAATTGAAGGTTATGGAATGATTTCTATTCGTGATAGATGTGGGATAAGACCTTTAATTTGGGGTATGAAGAACAAAAATATAAATTTAGTTTGCAGTGAATCAACCGTATTGAATATATTGGATTTTGAAATAATTAGAGATGTTAATTCAGGAGAAACTATTATTTTCGAAGATTCTGGTCATATACAAAACCATCACTTTGAATATTCTGTATTAACACCGTGTTTGTTTGAGTACATATATTTTGCAAGATCAGATTCTATTTTAGACAATATAAATGTATTAGATGCTAGGATATCAATTGGGCAAATAATGGGTAAACATATTATGAATAATATAAATGAAGTCATTGATGTTATAGTGCCAGTTCCTGATACGAGTATTACATTTGCAAATGGAATTCAAGATATATTAAAAATACCAATTAGGAATGGATTGATAAAAAATCGTTATATTGATAGAACTTTTATTATGAAAGATCAGACAACAATTATAAAAAATATAAAGAGGAAAATTACGTGTAATGATTTGGTTTTTAGAAATAAGAATGTATTGATAGTAGACGATTCAATAGTTAGAGGTAATACAAGTAAACATATTATAAATATAGTTAAGAACTGCAATCCTAGAAAGATTATATTTGTTTCATGTTCACCGGTAATAAAAAATACGAATAATTTTGGTATTTATATACCAACAAAGGAGGAACTCATATATTATGATTCTCGTTCAATAGAAGATATTAGAAAATATCTTGGTGTAGATTACTTATTTTATAATGATTTAGATGATATTGTTAATGAACTACGTAAAAAAAATGAAAAAATAGATGGTTTTGAGATATCAATGTTTAAAGATTAAATCTTTAAGGTTTTTTCACATATTTTTTTCTTGATTTATAGATTTTTTTGGGTTGAGCATCTGCAATTTCCTGACACATTTTTGCAGTATATTTTTTGGTTTTGGAGAAATTTGGTAAAGGATAAAATGAGACCTTTCCATTTTTATTTTTTTTCATTATGAAATGGGATTCTTTTTCATGATTTTTCCAAATAGACCATTCGGTTGTGATACTCATGACTTTCTCATTTTTAGGTACTTCTTTTAACCTTGATAATATATAATCGTTACATGGCATATCTCTTTGTTTACAAATACTTTTATTTGTATTATTTATTTTAACATACCATCCAAATTGACCCAAATGCAAATATACATCTGAACCGTTAAACACACCTATATGTTTAGGTAATTTCATATATTCGATTGCTTCTTCTACGGTTACATCATCTGGTTTTGATCCATAGGGCATTGGTGAATATTTTTCAATAGCATTATTTGTCCCTTCTGCCAAAGCAAAACCATTTTTATTATGTACAACTCCGATGATTTTATTCGTGTCTTTATTTTTATGGATCATTTTAATCCAATTAATAGTTCTTTCAGAGTTATTCATCAACGATGGTGCGGGTTTTATAGCATCTATACAAGATTTCATTTTGGAATAGAAGTCATTCACAAATGATTTCCATTCAATTTGACCATTTGCAATAGCGTCAAGTGACGTTTCTAATTGCGATGTAAAATCAAGTTTAATAATGGGTGCACAATTCATTTCTAGGAATTCCGTGACGTTTTGTCCTAAAGGTGTAACAATACACACATTTTTCTGTCCTCCTATCTTTTGAATATATTCTGAGGCTTTTATCTTGTTATTGCTCCAAGATACTTGTCTCATTGACACATCTAGTGATGGGTTCTTCCCCATAGTAATATATCCTTTTTGTTGAATCTTTTCAACAATTGAACTAAATGTAGATGGTCTACCAATACCTGTTTTTTCAAGAGTTTTAATAAGATCAGCGGTAGAATAAGGCGGTGGTGGCTTTTCGACACATTCCTTTAAAGATAATGCATTTATAGGATATTCGCGTCCAATTTCGAGATTATCATTTATGATTGCCTCCTTTTTACTTTTATCTTCCATTGTTTTTGAAATATCACTGTCTTTATTTGAGGTAGGATACCTCAGTTTTTGATATCCTTCAAATGTAAGTACTTTAGATATAGATTCCCATGTATTTTTTTCATTACCGGATGATGATTTTGAAGTATCTTGTGTAGGTTCAAACAATGATACAAATTCATCATATTTAGATGATGACATAAGTGATGCAACAGATCTCATCCAAATCAGAATAAATATTTTCATTTCCCCAATACCAATTGAATTGTCAGGTATGTTGTTAATTTTAATTGGCCTAATCGCTTCATGTGCTTCTTGAGCCTTTACACTTTTTTTACTTGTTCTTTTTTTGTGCAGAGTTCCAAAATATTTGTCACCATATGTATTTATTATGTAATCTTTTGCGATTAATTTAAATTCATTGGATAATTCAGTAGAATCGGTTCTCATATATGTAATGTAGCCTCCTTCGTATAATTTTTGAGCATACGCCATACATTGTTTTGGATTAATACCATGTCTTTTGTAAGATTCTTGTTGTAGAGTTGATGTTGTATGTGGAGGCGGAGCAGATTGAGTTCGAACTGCTTTCTTCTTTGAAAGGAGAGTCATGGTTTTTTTACTTGCTATATTTTCAATCCATTCAGACATATTATCCCGTATGATAGGTCTCGTTTTTTTGGTTATTTCAAGTATGATACTACGATTTATCTTTAATTTACCATGTGCTGTAAAATATTTATCACCACATTGTTGCTCTTTTTGTCTATCCATACAAATTTTGACTGCAGGGGATTGACATCTACCTGCTGAAATTCGTCCTTGAATATTTTTCCACAAAATAGGAGAAACAATGAAACCATATAAAATATCTACAACTCTTCTTGCTTGTTGTGCATGAAATAGATTCATATCAATTCTACCAGAATTTTCGATTGCATCTGTGAGTGCTTTTTTTGTAATTTGATTGAATCGTATTCTGTCTGTTTTTGAAGGATTTAATGATAAAACTCTCATTAAATTCTCTGCAATTGCCTCTCCTTCACGATCCATATCTGAAGCGATTATCACTTTTACACCCTTCCTTTTGCAAGATTTTTTTAATTCTGATACAACTTTATGTTTATCTTTTGTAATTTCGTATGGTAATTCAATATTATTAGGATCAAACCATTTGATACTAGGTGGTATATCCATAATATGTCCAAAACTTGCCATACATTTTACATTAAGTAGTTGTTCAATTTTTTTACATTTACCTGGTGATTCAACAATGACAACAGTATCACGATTCATATTTATTAATATATTTATTAATAAACTCTTTGTAATCTATTCATTTTTTATAATCTATTCATTTTTATAAAGTATTTATTATATATTCAAACTTAGACCTGCGGATGTATCTTTTTTAGGTCGACCTCGTTTTCTTTTAGGTGGTGCGGGGGGTGGTACTTCATTTACTTCTGGGATAGAACGTGTATCACTTATATTGCCTACTTCTACATCTCTAAAACTTTGTATTTGATTTAAGATACGGTCTACATCACTATCACTTGGACCCTTCATAGTAGGTTCTTTATTAACATTTACTTCTGATGGAGGATTTGGTACTGGACGATGTGCCATTCTTGCATTCGTATGCTCATTAATCATATCACCCATAACGTTTTGAAATCCAGTATCATCCGGTGCAGCACTGTTTACAGCAGCGGATGCAAATTGTTTCATAAGATCAGGGTTTTGTTTTAGTATGTCTTCCATACCTGGCATTGAATTTTTAAATAGTGAATTTGTCATATGGAACATGACAGCACTTCCACCCAACATCATTAACAATTTCAATTCAGGTGCAATTTTGGCTTTCGTTTTGTATTTATCATGAAGTTCTTCAAATACTTCGTCGTAATCATTAATACTTTCATGTATACTTTCAGACCATCCATCTAATTTAATATCAAATGGATCAAATTTAGAATTCAAAAACTCTAAACCCGAGACCATCGCCATCATTGTTTTTCTTTGGAATCGTACACTATTTTCAATGTCTCTCTGGGCTTTAATACGTAAAAATTCTTCTCTCATATCATCAACACTTGAATTAAGACTAAATTTTCTCGATAAAGGGATACCTCTCATCTCAAATCGTTTCAATTTAAATAATAAATCTTGTTTCTCAAGTCCAGTATCTTCTGATATACTTTTTTGATTATTTAAAAAAACGGGTGTATCTTTTGGAGGTTCTTCGTCAACATTTATTTTTTCTTCTAATTTTGGTACATTTACATTTTCTATGTTCATTTCAAATGAATCGAATTCTTTTAATTCTTCTAAAGCGACGGGTTCTTTTTTAACTTCAAAATTATCCGGTTTTTTAAATGTTTTAGATGGTATTTTGAATGGTGTTTTTTTGAAACTACTTACATCTTCAAAGGTTTTTATTTGTGGTGGTCGCGATGGTGGTTGTTGTGGTTGTTGCAGTGGTGGTTGTGTGTCGTTATTCTTCAATTCTCTAGGAGAGTTGGGTCTTGATTTTTCAGGATCCATCAATAGATCTAAATCTTGCAACCTTACATTTGAATTAGATTTTTCAATATTAACGGGGTTGGGTGTATTAGTATCATCTAAATTTATAGGGTTTGTTGGTTGTGGGGTTTCTATTTTTTCTATTTTAGTTGTTGGGGTGAAATCTATTTCTTCTAGACCGCTCATATGACATGTGATAACAAATTATTGATTTGCGTTTAAACGTAAATTTTATTTTTTTTTATAAAAAAAACCTAACATTTGTAAAACAACATCACTTAAATCATCTTTTTTTGGGCTTTTTTTCCATATATTTTCAATATTATACATTGTTTTTTCTTTCAATTCTTTAATTGGTAAATCTGACATATTTTCAAGTATTTTGCTTACAACGAGACATGCTGTTTTTTTAGTATCATTGTAATTCTTTGGTTTATTAACTATATAATTACGTTGAATACAATATTTCATTTTTAGATTTGCAGGTACACATTTTACAATTGTTTCTTTTTGTAATTGCATTTTTTTTAATAAAAAATAAGTCATGATGATCATTTGTAATGATTTCATTTTAGGATTTTTCATACAAGGTTGATTTTCTATAAGTACATAGTCTAATGTTTCTGTAATTTTACCAAATTTTTGGTCTAACATTTCAATAACTTTGATACCAAGATCATCAATTGATAAGTTTGTATCTTTTTTCCTTGTTTTTAATCCTTTTTTTTTAAGATAATTTTTTATAATATCTTTGTAATCGTCTTTTTTTAATTTTTTAAATTCAGAAGTTGTAATATCTTTTATAATATGTTCTTTCAATATCGCTTCTTTAAGTTGATTCTTAGTCATTTTGTTATAATTATTACATAATTGCTGAATTTCGGATTGACCAAAAGATAAAACATCAATTATTTCCCATTTATTAATATAAAATTCCTTTTCAGAGTACAAACTGATATATGAATATGTTAGATTTTTGACACCAACATCTATGGATAAAACATGAGTTACATTAGGGTTCATTAACATCCTATTTTTTTATTAATTTGTTTTTAATATTCTTTGTAAAGACTTTGTTTATTAGTTCTTCATCACAAATATGATTTGCCAGTATAATTTTCGTACTTCCTGTATACCAAACTTTATCTAATATTCTATTCATATCTTCTTCGTTTTCTTTTGGACAAAATACATATTCAATTCCAGCTAATTGTGCCCCCCATACTTTGTCTGATAATCCACCTATTGCATGCATATAACCATGAATATCTATTTCACCAGTGATTGCAATTTTATTAGATATTGGGACTTTCAATATACAAGAAAGCATGGCAATTGATATTGCGGTTCCTGCAGATGGTCCATCTTTTGGAACGGCACCTTCACAACAATGAATATGATAGTCGAGCTCTTTTGTTTTAATAGCAATGTCTTTTCTTGTTTTTTCAGATAATATATTATAAACAACTGTTTTCGCAACGGATATACTTTCTGTCATCACTTTACCTAAATGACCTGTTATTTCAAATTTTGTATCTTTACCTGATAATTCTGAATATTGTTGAATTTCTATACGAGTTATTCCACCCATACCTACAGATGTTGCGAATAGTCCATTAATTGAACCTATTCTTGGTTCATCTAATAATTTTGTGTATTGAACAAATGTATATTGTTTTAATAGGTCATCTTTAATATCTTCACAACTTAATGTTAGAGGTCTTTGTTTTTCATTATTTAAAAATTGTAAATTAATTTCACGTAATATTTCTAATAATAATTGTGATATTCTTCTAAGTCCTGCTTCAAATGTGTAATTCTTTATGATATACAATAATACATCATCATTTAAGATAACATCCTCATCTGATAATCCGACTGTTTGATATAATTTTGGTAATATATATTCTTTGCATATTACACATTTTTCTTCATGTCTAAAGTGTGTAAACTGAATACGATGTATTCTTTCTCTCAATATAGGGTCTATATTGTATATATCATTGTATGAGAATATAAATATTGCTTTTGAAAGGTCGAGAGGTATATCTGCGAAGTAACGGTCACTAAAGGTATCATTTTGCGAAGGGTCTGTTAAATGTATTAGAATACCTATTATTTCTTTACCGTGTTCAGTTTTACTAACTTTGTCTAATTCATCTATAAATATTATTGGATTCATACATTTTGAACTGACTAATATATTTACAATTTGTCCCCACGTACCTCCAGAATAGGTATATCCGTGTCCTTCTAATAAAGATCCGTGAGAAGATCCCCCTAATGCTATAAAACTGAAGGGTCTATAACTACCATCGGTATCTTGAAGTATTTTACATATACCTTCTTTGGCGATTGATGTTTTCCCTGTGCCAGGTGGTCCTTCGAACCCGAAACAATATCCTTTCTTATTTCCGGTCATCCATTGTCCGATTATTTGCTCGATGCAACGTTTCGCTCTATCTTGTCCGTATATTGCTTCATCTAATATATTACGAATTCTTTTTTGATCATCACGTACGAGTCTTCTAACGTGATGCCATTCTTCTAAGATATTGTTGTATGGTGTATGTCTAAGTAGATTTTTTATTAAATTTGACAAACATTCTTTAATTTTGGATGATGATTGTAATATATAATATTCCATGTCAGAACATATTGCATCAATCGATTTTTTTGTCACTTGCACCACATGTTTTTTACCATTTTTTTTGAATTCTAAAGATTTGATGTTTAAATTTTTTTTAAAAGCACGAATCAGAGGGATGATGTTATCTTTGCTATAATGAACTAAAATATTGAATTCATTTTCAACACTAAAAAATTTCTCTAATTCGAACCAAGATTTTGGTTTGAATATTTTTTCTGAATCGTATTCTTCAGAGAATCGTTTTGTTTTAACTATAAATGTTTGTAATTGTACAATACATGATTCCTCTCTGAATACTCCAAAAGGTATTTCTAATAATTTATCAAGATATTGTTGTGGTTTACTTATATCTCCTTGTTTATTTTGTATTTCTCTATATTTTTCGATTGCTTTCTTTTTAACAGAGTCTGATACATCTAATGCACATATACGTGGTTCGTAATCAATTTCGGAAGGCATTAATGAGTCAATTTGTTTCGTTGGTCTGGATTCTCGTTCATCTAATATTTTTCGAGTTTGCAAAGGTAAATGATTATATATAATTTCGGTTATACTTTTCATTGAACTTTCTCTTTCAATAAGTGAAAACAAGAGCATTCCCATAAATTCACATTTATCATCTCCCAAAAACATCAATGACAAAATATTATATTGTGAGTATGGTGTAGAGCTTAGGAAGTCTTTTACTAAAACTGGAACCATTTTTTTCTTATCAGCTAAAAATGACTCCAAATTAGTATTTATTTTATCTAACAATGTAACAGACGTATCACATAATAAATTACAGAAACATAATTTATATTTTAACCAATTTTCAAGGAAATTTTTATTATCATTTTGTTTTTCAACATATTTTAATAATTTCTCTTTTTTATACCAAGTATAAGGAGAATTAATAAGTACTTTATATGAATCTTCTATAAAGTATCCTTTTCCTAATATTCCAAATGCACTTATTTCCAAACATTCATTAGAGTAAATAAAATCTTTGAGTTGTGTTGTATTATATATTGCACTGAAATCATTTGCTGAAATTTTTTTATCACTATCAAGAAATTCGATGAAAACAAAACTTCTATGCAACAATTCTTTTTTATAATGAAAGTGTCTTAATTTCGTATTTTTTAACTTTTCTACAAAATATTTGTCAATATATGAATTACACCCATAAGTATTTTGTAAAGATATTATCAATTCTACATCTTCTTTTAATTTTTCTTTAGTAACAGTTTCCTTATTTTTTAGGCGAATAGAAAATCTTTTATTTAAATCATAGAATTGTTGTGAATATATCTTTAGATTGTCCAAATGCAGTGCAAAAGTGTATAATATAATATGAAAATACTCATTCAATTTATTAGAAATATAATTTCTCCAATGAACTTGTATTTTTGTAACAAACATGTTTTCCGCCACTAACATGTTATTAGGCATTGATTAATAAACCCGCAGAAAATAAAAACTTCAACTTGGAACTTCAATTACTAACTTATTTAATACTAAAAGACTAAAAACGATATGAATATTCGAAATATGAATTATTTTTTTCATTTTTAACTTAAACATGTAATGATGACGTCAGCGTCAACTTGAAGTGAACTTCAAGATGTAATGATGACGTCAGCGTCAACACAAAATGAACTTCAACGAGACGTTACTCAAAATTGAAGTTGACAACAGTTAATGATTATTAAATCAAAATAAATGATAATTAGTATGGATGTGTTTCATACACAAAATCTTTTAGAGGTAGGAGTTGACGAGGCGGGCAGGGGGTCTCTTATAGGAAGAGTGTATGCAGGAGTTGTTATATGGAACAATAGGGATCTTACTGATTTTTATGAAGAGTTGAAAGATATACGTTGTCACTCGTATAAAACATGGGATAGTAAAAAAATACCTCACAAAAGACGATTACTGTTGAAGGAATTTATTGAAGATAATGCAATTGATTACGCCACAGGTTTTGCAGAACCAATTGAGATTGACTCTCAAAATATTCTTCAAGCTACTTTCACAGCAATGCATCGTGCTCTTGATAATTTGACACATGAATATAATCATATATTGGTAGATGGTACACAATTCAAACCATATTTTTGTTCAAAAACAGATGAATGGTCGCCATACACGTGTGTGCCACATGGAGATGCCAATTATATTTCAATTGGTGCAGCAAGTATACTTGCAAAAGTAGCTCATGACAATCATATAATAGAATTATGTGATAAATACCCAAGTCTCGATGAAAAATACGATTTACTAAACAATATGGGTTATGGTACTAAAAAACATTTAGATGGAATAAAACTACATGGTGTATCCGAACATCATAGAAAATCATACAAATGTTGTAAATAGAATTTTTCAATTCAATTAATTCTTCTTTAATATAAACAAATAATTGTAATAAAAATTAAGATTAACAATGTTACCATGGACTGAGAAATATCGTCCCAAAAATATAGAAGATGTATGTGGAAATAAAATAAGTTTTGAAAGTGTTCAACTCTATGGTTCTCAAAAAAAACATCTTATTCTTCATGGTCCACCCGGAACAGGAAAATCATCTGCTGTTCGTGCATTATTTTTAAAATTTCCAAAAAATTCGGTATTTACATTTGATACAAAAACTAAATCTTATTCACAAAACGTCATTTTAAAGAAGATGCATCATTTTATTAATAGATCATCTGATCATCCGTTCAAATATATATTAGTTGATGAAGTTGATTCGTTTACATTTTCAGAACAAAAGATGTTTATACATGCTTTATCAAATTGTTCTACAGATAAATGTAATACAATATTCTTTTTTTTGTGTAATAAAATAGAACAAATCTCATCTTGTATTCTTCGGAAGTGTATTTATATTCAATTTAATCCACTTAGTTTTAATTTTACCTATCCTTACCTTCAAAAAATTAAAAAAAATGAAAAACTAAAATGTACGAATGATACGTTAAAGTACATTTTTGAAGGTTGCAGTAGAGATCTTCGTAAGACAACATTAATATTACAATTTCTTCATATGACTTATTCTAAAATAGATAAAAAATCGTTTGAAAGTAATGTAATTATTCATGAAAATAATTATAAATCTAAAATTTCTTCCTGGTTTGAAAGTATAAATCAAGACCCGAACTCAATAGATAATATTGTCGAGGAATTATTTTCAAATAGTTATCAAATTTCAACAATAGGTTATTTTTTAATTAAATATCATATTGACAATAAAAAAATTGATAGAACATACGTTAATATAATTTCAGATTGTATTAATAAATCGAGATTAACGGAGGATTCATATTTTACACTGTATAGAATGATTGCGGAATCACCATTGTCAAAATTATAGTATTAATTTATAAATGGAAATATATTCGGTTCCGTGTCTTGTTGATGCTAAAAGTGATTATACAAAAAAGCTAATTCGTCATTTAAAAAAGTCTTATATGGCATCTATATTAAAAATTTATGAAGAAGCTAAAGAGAATTGTTTAAACTATCATGAAGATGATAAAATCTTAATTACTTTTCAGGAAATGTTAAGTGATATAGTTGATTGGGATGATAATAAAAAGACGGAGTTTATGGATGAAATTATATCATCAACCAAATGTGATTGGTTAGAGGATCTGGTTACTGCAGTATTTATTTTACATACAAAAATTCTGGCTACAATCAGGTCAGAAAATCCACCAAAGAAAGTAAATATTAATATTCCTGAAATTAAAGATTTTTTACATCAATGTTTTATTGAAATAGCAAGAGAAATTTGGAAACATGCGTATTTGTTTCAAGAAACATCTGATTCATGTTTATATCAACAAAATTATAACAAATGTGAAGAGCTCATATGTAATTCAATAGGTGAAACCGTTAGAGATATGTTACCTGTTAAGGAGATGTTGCGTGATCATTTAAATACTTTTGATAGTGAATTACTTGAAGAAACAGAAGATAATGATGAAACTGACAATTTAGATGAGAAAATATCAATAATAAAGGATGAACCCATGAAGAAATCTTTTGAAAATATTGAAAAAAACGCACTTGCATCTGCCGTTTTAAATAATACCTTAATTGCACCTATCTCTGAATCGAAACTAGCAAAAAAACATACAGATGACGCCGATGATAATAACAAAAATGATATAATGGCTTCTACAACATGTAAACTAATATCAACTGAATCTTCAAAGGATTCAAAACCAGAAGTTTCATTATTTTGTACTTCCAATTCTTCACCATCACAACAAATAAAAGAAGTGAATATAGATGATTCTAAAACACTAATGAATATTGACTTGGATTCACTTAACAATAATGATGTTGTAAATGTAGATTTTAATGATGGTAATATGCTAAACAAATTACAATCACTCGGAGATGACGTAACTGAATTTGAACAATGTTAGTAATACGTTTAAAACCACAATTCTAAAAAATAATAAAATAACATTATGACAGAGTGTAAAATTATAAAAAAAAGAAACCTGAAAGTTGAAGAATTTTTAAGAAATGGTCCAATGGAAATTGATAATTTACAGAGTTATTATCCGACTCTTCATACTTTGAAAAAAATACCTTACTCTAAATGGAACACAATAATTTTAAATAAAACACTTATAGATGTGGTAGATATAAATGAAAATATTGGCAGAATATCCACAAAAAATGAAGACACCGAGGAAATCCCTTTTTTTTTAAAATGTACACCAATATTAGATACAACATCTTTGATTCAAGGTGAATATATAGATAACCATATTTCTCCATGGTTACCTACAAAAAATCATAGACAAGAAAACACTGCACTCAAGATACAAAATCCACAAAATACAGCGTATATTGATTCATTGTGTTCTATAATATTAGGTAGATTAACAGAGGAAGATGTATGTCCTCACTTTGGAAGTGTTTATGGTGTTTATAACGGAATTGTATCAGAGTATAATGAAGATATTACTCAGGAATATTCTGCATATAAAAGAGAAGATTGGTTCAAAAACGCAATATCTAAAAATAAATTAATATTGGATATTGAAAAGCAAGAATTAGAAAAAACAGATTTTGAAGAAATTGCGATTGAATCAATGGCGAATGACGATGATGATTTACTCTCATTGTCTAGTACTGAATCAAACGAACCCAATGTAAGTGCATCATATCCTAGACTTCCTGTTCAAATTGTTATGATGGAGAAATTCGAATATACCTTCGATGAATTAATTTCAAATGAAATTAATGATACATTATCTATATTATACGAACCATCTATTGTTAAGAGATATCTTCGTTATTTACGTAAAAATTTAACTATTAGAAAAATGACTTCATGGATATTTCAAATATGTTTTGCACTCACATATGCGAATGATAAATATGATTTTGTCCACAATGATCTTCATATCCAAAACATTATGGGTAAAAAAACGGACATTGAATATTTATACTACAAGGTAAATGATAAAATATACAAAATACCGACATATGGGTATATTATGAAAATAATTGATTTTGGGAGAGCAACATTTACATATAATGACAACATATATTTTGGCGATGTATTTGAAAAGAAGAATGAAGCGGGTGGACAATATACGTATCCTTATGAGGATGATACATGGAGTGATATATCTTCAACTTCGAGTGAGTTTGATGAATATATAAGACATGATAGAGTTACAAAAAAGGAAGTAAATCCTTCTCCATGTTTTGATCTTTCGAGATTTGCTTGTTCTATATTGGAAGATTATGAAGATAAATGGAATGATTTAGACTCATTCCCACTTGGACAACTTTTATATAAATGGTGTACTGATGATAATGATCGAAATTTGTTAGAATTAAATGGATTTGGTCTTTATAAACATATATCTAGATTTGTTTCACATACAAACCCAAGAGATCAACTCTCTCATGAAATATTTACTGAATTTTTAATAAATACCAATGAAACATGTGATATTGATAAAATTTATTCATTACCATAATAGATAAGTTTGGATATCTTTTTTTTTAATGTTATTTGGTAACATTATTTAAAAACATATCGAATAAATTCCAGTTAAATACAATGACAGATCCGGTATCTTTATTATCAATTGCATCATGTTCTCTTATATCTATAATAGCCCAAATACAAAATTCAAGGTGTAAAAAAATAAAAGCGTGTGGGATACAATGTGATAGAGATGTACCTGACGACGATGATGAACGCTAACTTTATTTAGGACACGAAGCTTTCGCATCTACATATCGTTTCATGATGACTTCATGGTTTTGCTTTTGATAATTTTTTAAATCATTTCTTATTTGATTATACATCATATATAAATCTCCTACGAATACAACTAATAACCATGCCAACATCAATACAGATATTAATGTATAACGAATGAAAATAGGGTTTTTAAGTTGTTCTTCAAATGCCGTAAAACCAACTGCAATTAAAACTAAAAGTAATCCGGTCATAAATACAATGACTACAGCTTGTTGAGTATTCATATTATTATATACTAACTCTTTTTTTTTATTTTTTACTATAGAAACGGTACACTTATATTTTCAAATTATTACAAAATATAATTCAACTGCTTCCCATCATTAATATTATATTTGATATACATATTGCTCCACAAATCCACCATCTTGTTTTAATACTTTTTTGTCTATTCAATTCAGGTTTACGCAACAAATAATAAGGTTCTGTATTAAATGGTGTATCACCTATAATATCTCCACACCATTTACCTAATTCTCCGGGTGTTACTTTTTCAGGATCAACCTCCAAATCTATAAAACCCAAACCTTGATAGAAACGCACTATTGTTTCAGAGCAAAATAGTCTTCTTCTTTTTTTGGATCTTAAAAAGGGTATTCCTAATCCAATACTTCTTCCACAATTGCAATTGTATGATGTTAAACTATGATTTTTCCAAAAATATTCTATTCTTCTTCTGTATTTATTTTCATAAACATAGTCTATTAAATCTTTTTTATCGAGTTCAGATTCTTCATTAACAGTAAATTTGAACGGAGAATCTTTTAATCTGAAACATGCGATTGATGCACCATTGCTTAATTCATATTCAACTACATCTTTTAAATTTCTAATTTGAAGTCCATTCTCCATTTCATTATTTTCAACTTCTTTAATGCTACTCATACCTGCTAACATTGATTCTATTATATAGGTTTCTTCGTCCTTTTTATTTTTAAATTCAAAAAAATATTTAGGACATACGATACCTACATGTACCCAAGAGGATTTTATATTCAAATGATTCTCCTGAAAAATATCAAGACAAGTTGCTTTTACACCTTTTCCGGTAAAAAATATGATATCGCAGGGTCTAAGTTGTTTTTTCCATTCTTCGTAATTATAATAAATATGACGCATTTACATATCGGAAATGTATTTCTTGTACCACTTATTTTTAAATTAAATTTTAAAAGTATCCTTCATCCATTGCTGACCAAATTTGTTCTATATCCTTTTCATTATTCTCATTCATAATTATTCTATACCTCACACATCCCATTTGATTGTCTGTACAATAATATATTGTATCGTGAACATTTCCTTTTTTTTTGAATTTTTCAATTGTATCATCTGTATAACCTTGATATACAACATGCTCTTTTGGTTCATAAGAATATTGTGTGATTATTCTTTTTAATTCAGGTATCTCATAAACATTCATAAATCCCATTTGAGAATTTATATTGCATTCCGTTTTACCTTCTTTATTACTAACTTTTTTGTTGCCTTTCTTATTGCCTTTCTTATTGCCTTTCTTATTGCCTTTCTTATTGCCTTTCTTATTGCTACGCTTCTTAGATTTTTTCTTAGATAGCATATTCATTTTTTTTTTAGATTTGTTTCTGTTGATAGCTTTCATTGTTGTTAATTTTTTTTTGGCCATTATTTATACCAAGTAAAATTTTTTATTTAATTAATTCTCTAACCCAATTTTGAATAGGAGGTTGAACCCATTCATATAGAAAACCTTCCAAACCTTCTACTGAATTCCATTTCAAATTACATATACATTCATCTCCAATGTTACATTCAAAATACATAGTCGGATTTGGAATATACTCTATTCTTATTTTTTCATTTACGATTTCAATATTGAAATAATCAACTATTATATTGCTAACGATTGGTATTGACAATACTTTATCATTGAGTTGTATTCTCCCATAATGAGAATTCATATCAATAATCGTTCCCTTTAGTGAAATAACATCTGTATTTTCAGACTTTTCTTCTAATTTGAATAGTTTTGTTAAATAATATTCAGTATCCATGTGTCCTCTTAGAAATTTGGATCTATTAACAAACATAAGTTCCAAATGAGTAGCATGATAATCATATAGAATACTTCTATGAACAAGTTGATCTGCAAATCTACGTAATGGACTAGTAAAATGTGTATATTCTTTCAGTTCTAGAGAGTTGTGGCTCATATCTTTTGATTTATCATAAAACATATACCATGCTCGTTCACCTTTTTCGGCTACTCTTAGAATACTCTTGTTTCCTCTATTTTTGATTAACCAATTTGCAACATATGCGTTTGCTTTGATCATACATAAACTTACTAACTCATGAATGTCTGATAACAGATGTTTTTCAATATTAAATATAGTACTGATACCCTCGCTAATATCGTTAACACGGTCACTAGAGTTTTCATATGTCAAGTTTTCGTTCACACATACCTTTGATTTTACCAACCTTATATTACCATTTAGACCAAATATTACTGATAAACAATCTCTTTCTTCCTTTTCTAAAAGAGAATGTTTTTCTACTAATTTATTAGGTAACAGATTACAAATTGTACTATGATAAATCGTTTCAGACTGGTGTTTTGCAACATTGTGCAGTTCAATTGATTGAGTGCCATCATTGAATGTTTCAGTAGGAGAGGCAATATGTATGGCAAGTTCATTGGTTTCTTTATTATATGATAACGCATCATCAACATCTTTACATCCTTCTGGGTCTATACTAAACGTATCATATTTTGTCCAATCTTCTTCTGCTGGTACTTGGATAGACTCATCTTTTTTTAATTGAATATTCTCATCGGACAATAAGAGTTTATTCCAAGATCTATGAATTTTAGTTCGCGAACGTGGTAAAGTACAATATCCAAATCTAAGTACCTTTTCAAAACAAGATGGATCATTAACGCTACCTATATCTTCAACTAATATTCCCATAGGCATAGTTTCATTTTCATTCCATTTTTGTATTTCAACCCTTACATACATATCGTTTTTTGAGGGATTGTGTGAAGATGCAACGCAATAGCGAGGATATCCTCTTAAATGTGGGATAAATGTATATTTACGCATTCCTTTAGAATTTTTTCCCCAAATTGTTTTGCTACTCAATTTTAATCTCCCCCCTAATATTGATTTTTCAAAGCAAATAGTATCTGGTTCAATATCTATTTCATTGTCAATTTCATACCAATTTCTAACTCCTTGAATCCAACATGGACTCTTCTTTGGTTTTTCTTGTTCTGCATTTTTTATTGTAATATTTCTAGATATATTCACATTTTGGTTGGGAACTAATCTAGAAGCTTCACATTCATACCAGAATACGCTGTTTGTCTCTTCTACATAAATATATATGTAAACTAACCTAGAAATATGAGTTCTATCTAAAACATAACCTTTCTGATTATCCATATATGTACTCATAATCACTTTATTTTGGTATTTATTACTTTATTTAACACCTGTATTCTCAATCATTTTTTAAAAACATACCAAAGTCTCTACGATCTTGGAAAATGTTAGAACACGCTTTTTTAACAAAATAAATTACATTCTTAAAAAAATTTACAATCAGGAAATAGTAAGATTTATCTGTGTACATATCCTTTTTTTTATTGGGTTCTGTATTTTTGAAATCAAAAAAATTATTGAAATAACTTTGAAGTGTTTCTTTCTCTAATTTAGAGAGGAAATCTAAATATGTCTCTCTTGAAATCTGGTTAGACTGGTTACTTAATTTATCAAACAATATTTCGGCTGTTTCTACGTGATTAATTAGTAAAATTTTTTGCAATTCAGGTACTGTATCAATTGTGTCTTTATTCATACGCAATGTAATTTGTTTATAAGATTGTGTCACTAATGAAAATAGAATAAATTCGGATGATTTATTATTTTCTATTTGAAATTTTTCAAAATATCCTAAGACCTTACCTGTCTCGTTTGCATTTAATATAAGATTAACTATCTTTTCTGAATTTTTCTCAAATGGTAACATTATTATGTTTATATAAGGAATCTTCTATTTATATTTATAAGTATGGCCGGAGGGTTAATTCAATTATCAGCATATGGTGCACAAAATCAATATTTAAATGGAAATCCACAAATGACCTTCTTTAAAGCTGTTTATAGACGTTATACGAATTTTTCAATGGATGCTATCAGAGTTGATTTTGAAGGAACAAGTGAATTATCTATTGATCTCGATGTACAACTTAGGTGTAAAATTCCAAGAAGTGGAGATCTTATAAGCAAAATGTATTTTGTTATCAATTTACCAGATATATATTCTGGTTATGATCCAGAAACGGATATTGACTATAAATTTTGGTGGATATCCTCAATTGGTACGAATATGATCAAAAAAACCAATATATCTATTGGGGGCAACAAGATTAGTGAGATGTACGGAGAGTGGATTGAGATTTGGCATGAAATATTCGGGGATCATGCTACAAAATCGCATTATGATCATATGACGGGCAATGTAGCAGACGTGTTTATGCCTCAATATAATGGTATTAATGGAGGTACATATCCTACTTCTACCCTATCTCCATATTTACATACAAATCCACAAGATGCGACAAAGGTTACTATTTTTACAGCAAACCCTTATTTACAACCTCCATCTATTCCTGGTAGAACACTTTATGTACCTCTTCCATTTTGGTTTACTACAAATCCTGGACTAGCATTGCCATTAATATCTCTTCAATATCATGAAGTTCATATTGAGATAGAATTGAGAAAAATAACTGAATTATATACAATTATTGAGACTAAAAATAATATAGGTAGTGCGGTTAGGGGTCAAAGACGCAGACCACTTTCTAGTGAATCGCATCATCATATTGGCAATTTTATAACGGGAAATAAGAGTGAAGATTTTGTAAGAAACACAGATTTAGGGGATGGTAATACAAACATTCAAGGTTGGAATATGGATGCTCATCTTCTTGTAAATTACATATATCTTGATAAAGAAGAACGTACAAGATTTTCAAATAATTCTCATGAATATTTAATAGAACAAGTGAATCTTAAAGAATTTATGGGTATAGTTGGTACAAAGACGTTAAATCTTGAATTAGAACATCCTGTAAAATACCTTGTTTGGTTTGGACAAAGGGATGATATTGTAACTGAAGTAAATGCTCATAATAATTATACAAATTGGAGACATGAATTTATTCCACCGGGATCGGACAGTTATTTAGAGTTTGTTGGAGCTGATAACCAAGATGTTCTTTTTTATGAGTTAGCAGAAACAGACGGTTCACCTATAATAAATCAACTCTCCCCTACAAATGAGTTTGGTTCTATTAATTACACAGAAAAAGATAGAGCTGAATTGCCAACTAAATTTAATTATCATTTTTATAAAGAAAATATAATAGAATCCACAAGACTTTTGTTTAATGGTATCGAAAGATACGCATCAATGGAAAAAATGTATTTTGAGCATGTTCAACCTTATCAACACGATGTTAAATTAGATAAAAAAGGTGTGCATATGTATTCCTTTTCATTAGATCCTACAAAATATCAACCGTCTGGAGCATGTAATATGTCACGAATAAAAAATGTACAATTAGAAGTAGAAACTGTAGATGTATATTCTGTAGAAAACAATACATCCTCAAATGAAACCCTCCAACACGAATACAAATTTAATATTAATGTATATGCAGTTAATTACAATATATTAAGAATAATGTCTGGTATGGCAGGG